TTCTACCGTTGTTTATGGTGTTATTAGTGTATAGGGTATAGTATTATTAATAATAATAATAATTATAATAATATAGGTGTACAGGTATATATATTATATGGCTAATATATAAATATATAAGAATAGGGAAAGCATACCCTCTACCCTCTACCCTATTATTGAATTTAAGGACATTTGATGGCTAATTATAAAAAGAAAGGCAAGAAAGCTCCTGATACACCTTTGGTTGATAAACCAACGGCATTTGAAGACGACCCAGAGTTTGAGCTTACTGATATGCAAACAGCCTTTGTTTGGCATTATGTAAATGATAATTGCACACAGACCGAGGCTGCAAGAAGAGCAGGGTTCGAGTTCCCGGCACAAGCAGCTACTAGGTTTTTAAACGGTAAAGAATATCCAAATGTACTCAAAGCAATCAAGGTTGGTCGTGAAGAGTTAGCACATAAGTATGCAATCACACCTGAGAAGACAGCAAAAATGTTATGGAAGATTAGCGAAGAGGCCTACAACAAAGGCCAATTCAATGCTTCGGTATCTGCATTGCGAGAACTGAACGAGCTTGCTGGGTTGAAGATTAAGAAGACAGAGAACTTAAACATCACAGCCAATCTGGATAATATGAGCCATAAAGATATAGAAGGCAGACTAAAAGAAATATTTGGTGGCGATATAATTGATGCACAGCTAGATGATGTATAAGAGTTTAGTGCAAGTATAAAATTTCTAACAAAAACTATGTGGCACTGTTTTGCCCAGAAAAAAGTTTTTTTTGACCAAAAAATCTACTTTAAACAAAAAACAACCTAATATCAGTAACTTGCGCACACAATAATTTATTGTTGTACTAGGCATTGTTGATTTATGCAAGTCGCATAGTGTCCACAGTGCTAACATCTACACTTTTATGCGCCCAGAAAGCCTATAAACACGGGACTCTATTGGATTCCAAAACCAAATTTTAAAAGTTTGCAAAATTATGACCGCAAACCCATTTTTTTGCAGGTGCTGTCAGTATGCTAGTAGTAACTAAGTTATAAAAATTCAATATTCATTTTTTTATTTAAGTGTTGTTTATAACATAAATTAATGTATAATCATTGTTAAGGAAAAAACATGAAAATTGACAAGCCTGCATTAAAAGAATCAATCGTTGATACGCTAATAGGTGCGGTATTTAATTTTCCATTGTCTTGGCTGACCATAACGCTTGTTCTTATCTTTACACAAAACTCATTTTTAATATCATTAAGCCAATTAATTGTTTTGTCCTTAATAGCAATAATAAGAAGATATTATGTTAGAGTATATTTTGATAAGCAGAACAAAAGGAACGGACTATGAGCATAAAAAAGGAAGACATGAAAAGCTTGGATGAATTAATAATAGAATTATCAAAAATTAACGAAGCTTTATTTCAAATAAACAACCACATAGCAGGCCTAGTTATGATTTATCAAATGCAGCTTATGACCAACGAAGAAATTAAACAACTGCAAAACCTAGAAGATAAAATCATCAAAAAAAAATTACATTAATTTGAACAAAAGTGTTGACTCTAATACTTTATTACCCTAATATGAACACTGTAACAAACAACATAAGGAAAAAATTATGAAAATAAAAGTCGATAAACTAGAAAAATTAAAGCGACAGCTTAAGAACAGCCTGGATGAAACGGTTACCTTTGACTGTAGAGTTTTTGGAACGATGAAAGTGACTATAGGCGATTTTTTAGAAACCGGAGTAGTGTCTAAAAAGATATTAAAGCAAGCACCAGGATGGCACGATGATATGCTGGTATACCCAGTTACTAAAGCGCTTATGAAATTGGTTAAGGAAGGTAAGTAATGGCATTTAGCACAGCAGAATATTTGCAAATATGTTTGCAAAACGAAAGAGACACTTTACAGCACCTAATTGGTGCGGCTAAAAGTGGCAATCAACCATTGGATAATCCTATTATTAAAAACCAAGAAAAAAAAATTTCTAACCTGGTTATTAAAATAGAAAATTTGCAGGTAGAAAAATGAACCTAACTAAAGAAGAAAAAGATATTATTTTAGGCCATTTAGTAATGTCAGAGTTGTACGCACAAAGAGATATAAAAAGCTTTGAATCTGCGTTGGAGGATGAACGCCGTCAAAGCAAGCACGATATTCTTTACAACAAAAGACATTTAAAACTTAATAAAAAGTATTTAATAACATTGCAATCCTTAATTAAAAAATTTAATTGCTCGGAGATAAAAAATGAAAAATAGTGAATATTGGAGAAACCTTACTGAACACAACGCAAAACGAAAAAGGTGGAAAGAAAGACAGATTGATAAAGCTGTAGATATACCACCGCCTTTGAATAAGACATCTCCTGCATACGCAGCATTTTACGAATTTTTAAATACTCTTGAAATAGGTGACAGCTTTGTAATTGAAAAAGATGAGTATAAAAGTGGTGCCGCACAACATGTAAACATGGCAAAAAAGGTTGGCAAAAAACTTACAAGCAGAAAAATATATCATGATGACGACCCAAACGAGTTTCATTATAGGGTTTGGTATGTTGCAGACATAGAGCCTGTTGATACTAAAGAGAAAAAACCACGTAAACCTTACGATGTGGTTCATAGACAAGACCCTGCGATAGGTAACTATGATGCTTGCATGGGTAAATTACCCAACGACATACTGTTTTTAGCAGAACAAAACGAAGAAAATAGACAAATAGTTGAAGATATCAGAAGATTAAATAGAATACTTATTGAAGAATTAGCAAAACAAAATATAAAGCTACCAAAACAGGGGGAGTAACATGGCTTCATCAGATTTAATTGTACAAATCGTGCAACTTTTTCATCAAATTGATAAAAAAGAGTCACAAGAAGAACTTATTAAAGTATTAACAGAAATTTATCAAATAAATTTAGTAAATGGAGGAGAAAAAGACCAAAAATAATTTCAGGAAGGCTTAAAACAGCGTTTCCAAGTAGCTGCTCGCTAAGTGGCGGCGTAATCGACCTAGATGTGTGTGACACCCTGCTGTTTTTTATTGGACTGCCTTCCAACCTACACAGTTAAAGTTGCTGTTTAGGTCTTTCATGGCGGGTTAATCTAGGACACTTAGCATAATAAGGAGATAAATAATATGGATAAACTACAATACGAATCAATTTACGGCTACTGTCGAGTGTCATCAGATGAACAGGCAAAGCACGGCACATCTTTGGCTGAACAACAAAAGACAATAACTAAGATGTCTATGTATCTATTTGAAAGAGAGCCAGACGGTTTTTATATTGATGACGGCATAAGCGGTGCGTTAGACTTTTACAAAAGACCTGACGGAAAAAAATTGCAAAATATACTAGAACCCAACGATGTAGTGTTAGTCGCAAAGCTTGACAGATTGATTAGAAGACTGAGTGTACTTTGTAGTGTGCGTGATGCTTTTAATGAGCTAAACATACATTTGTTTGCGCACGATATTTTAGGTGGTGCTGAATCTATTAGTACCTCTAAGTCACCTAATGTGAATATGTTTGTAAACATGATGGGAACTTTTGCAGAGTGGGATAGAGAGGAAACTGCACGAAAGTTATACCAAGGTAAAATGGCTTGTGTGGAGCAAGGCCGACACATAGGCGGTGGTGTGCCATACGGCTATGAGTTGGTAAAGCAAGGCAGACATAAATACTTAAAAGAAATACCAGAACAGCAAGCCATAATAGATTATGTTGATAAATCTTTAGCTAGACACAAAAGTAAGGGTCGCAAAACCCCATGGCGTAGTATTTCAAAACAAATTAAATCTTTGTACAAGGCTGATGTGCCGCCATGGAAAGTTTCACGAATTGCACTGAGAAAGTTTAAAGAACGAGCAAGTGTGTGATATATTTGTGCAATGGACAACGAGAATAAAACTGCTCCGACTGTTGGCACTATAGAACCTATACCTATTTATGAGCAAACACCCATCTTGGATATGTTGCCAACTAAAGTTAAAAATGCCCTACAAGGTATTGGCGGTTTATTAGATGACCCAATGATTGCAATACCCGGAGGATTTACTCGTATGCCACTAAAACAATTGCTAAAAGAATTAGCAGAGCGTAAAACCATTTTTAATCAACAAAAAGCAAAATATAATCGTGCAAGAGATGTGTACAACAGTGCTGTAAGAGATGGTTATGCACCAGACATAGATGACAGTGTCAAAATTATGAACAACACAGAAAATTACGGCAAGGTTCTAAAAAAAGAAATGGACGAACTGCAAAAACTAATAGATAACTATGGCGACACTTGATAACGTAAATCTCTTTGCGCCCAAAGACCCTGACACAGGTAAAACCTATGAGTTATTTGATGCTGAGGCCATAAAACAAAAACAAAGACAACAAAAACAACAAAGAGATGAAGCTGCAAGAGTTCTTGCAGAACAGCTTAAAGCTGGCAACATAAAAAAAGCTTACGAAGAAGGTTTTACGCAACTACCCATTGGTGAACAACTTGCAGGTTACATGTTCCCGGTCACAGGCGTGCCAATCGAAAGTTATGAATTTGGTTATTTTACTGACCAAGCAGGCTTAGGAATAAAAACCCCTAGAGAAATGTTAGTCGATGCCATTGACCCACGTAAAAACATATTTCAAAAATCATTCGTAAAAGCTGAAGACCCATTATCGGCAGCTATTGCACCACTTTCAGCGCTTGGTGCAGCAGGTGGTATTGGTGAACTAGCCAACATACCCAAAGCAGGCTTGATGGCTTTTAGAAGATTTCAACAAAAAACTATGGACGGCGGTGGCGGTGGTATTGGTGGTTTGCCTGAACCTAAACCACAACCATCTTTAGATGATGCTGGTTATAAATCTAGTGTCCTAGAAGAAGCTAAGGCAGTAGAGATAGACTCTGGTCAAGCTTTGTTAGATTATCTAACCAGTCCTAAAAGACAAAATCCATCTAATAACAAAAACGGTGTAGCTTTGAAAAAAAGCGAAATAGATGAAATTGATTTTGATGCTTTTAAAGAAGAAATGAATAGAGTCTACCCAGCAGGTAATTTTGAAAAAGAAAAATTGTTAGAATACATAGACGATAACAGAGTACAGCTTTATCGTGTGCGAAGGTCAGAAAATCCTGACATAAGAACAGACGATGCTCCTCCGCCTTCAGAGGATATAGACTTTTATTTAGATGAACCTTTAACAGAACAAATTTTTGATGAAAGTGTATCAATTAATTATGATGACATGTCAGATTTTGCAAACACGCAAAAAGATTTTTTTACTAGAACTTTTGGACCAGAAGGGAAAGTTACAAAAAAAACATATCAAAAGTATTTAGATGAAGCGTCATCTGACGATGCAAAAAATGGATTAAGAAAGGCTTTTGAAGTCAACCTAGCTGCTGATTTTAATAACCCCTTCTACGAAGTAGGCGAAGGACAATTAACATTTACTAGGCCTGACGGCACAATTGTTGAAGCCTTATCTGAAAATATATATATAGACCAAATAGAGGCAGCCTTAAATCAAGGTTTCACTATACAACCTAAAGTTTTAGACAAAAACTTTGATATAGACGATTTAATTGACCGCGCATCTATGAGCAAGGCAGAATTTGAACAAACAGAGGGTTTTCTTGATGAAGCTTATAGATATGAGGGAGATGATGATATTTTCGAAATTATAGGCAATTCTAAAGACGGTTACAACGTCCGAATAAACGGTGAATTTGATTTTGACAATTTTGACGAAAACATGATTTTTCCTGAGGCTGAGCTACAAGTTGGACAATATATAGACAGAGAGTATGAAGGCGGTTTGGGTAATATTGATAACCCTGCTGAACCTGATGACTTAATTAACCTTGTGCCTGAGGGAGTTATCAAAGAAAATCAATCGTTGCCTTCTAAGTATGGCGATGCTGATGGATTTAGACTTCCCATGGGAGGTGCAACTGATTATGAAGAGTACACCATTCACATTAAAAACCCTAAAACTACTACTAGATATAAATTAGGTAGTAGAGGTGAGCCAAAGCACTTTGGTGGTGGCGATGAGTTATTTCATCTTAGAACTACACTTAGAACAGATGAAAACGGCAAAAAAGTACTGTTTGTTGAGGAAATACAATCAGACCTACATTCCACAGCTAGAAGTAAACAAAGTGATGCAAATTATGAGTTACCTCCAAAAGAAAGAAAAAAAACATTTGAGCAACTAAATAATATATTTAAAGATTTAGGTATAACAGGTGAAAGAACGCCTACAGGCTTTTTTGAGTTCAAAAACAAACAAGGTAAAAATTTAATTTTATACGCAGATGAGTTGCAAAACATGGCTACATACATAAGAGGTGGTAAAACACAAAATTTTGGTGCTAAAAATGCTAACGATTTTGTAGATACTTTTGGACTTGAAAAAACACAAGAAATTGGTGATATGTTAGCAAAATTAAACCAAAATAAACTTCCTGATTTCCCATACAAAAAAGACTGGGTGGATATGGCAGTTAAAGAGGCGATGAAGATTGGCGTAGAAAAAGGTGCTGACCGAGTAGCCTTTGTAAATGCTGCTACGCAGATTGCTAGAAACAATAAAAGCCTTAACTATGTGCAGGATAAAGTAATTACCGAAGTGCCGACAAGAGAAGATTTAATAAACTTACCTGAGTATGAATCAAGGTATCAAGAAAATTTGGAAAAACGTTATAAAGACCAATTTTTAGATGTTCCTACAGAAGA